AATATTAATATTGGTTGATCCACCCCCGATGTACTCGGGACGCTGTAAGCGAGCATCAGGAGAAATAACACCAAAATGTGAGCGTATAATTTCAGTATAACGAGTACCGCCACGAGCGTCCCTTTCAAGAAGTTTTTGAATCTGAAATGATTGACGTAATTGGTTAATTGTTGCGGCTGTTGCAGCAGATAAATCTGCAATCAGACCGCTTTCATAATAAATCTGTTCGTTATTAGTTCCACCAGCTCCAGCATACAAAGATGGTATGCCTGTAGCATTGTTAATAAACGAAACAGTATTAGACGTAGCACCTTTTATTTTCATTGTGCCATTTGGCATAATGGGTGCTGATGATCCTAAAGGTAAAGATACTGACGTACCTTTTTGTGGCCAAGGTAACGATGACGTAAAATAATCTTTACGTTTACCACGACGTAATAATGTGTAATCTGATGGATTATCAGGTCCATCATTCAAATCTACATGAACAGAATTTTGTAGATTTTCATCTCTGAACCATTCGTTATAAATTAAATTATATGCGCGTGGCCAGAATGCACAATGGCTAACTGTATTACCTGCACCTACTTGTCCTACAGTAGGTAATCCCATGTAATCTTGTAATGATCCTATAGCGTATCCACCAGCTGGTGATACTTGTTGGGGTACAACATAAGAAATCGAACTATTCGGGTTCGCTTGTTGACCCATAAATTTTTGCCAATTGTTCCAAATTAATCTATTTGGTACAAAGAAAAAGAATGAATCTAAGTGCAAATTATCCATAATTGGATAAAGAGGTGTTGCAAGACGGGCAAATGCCGTCATATTCAGGCGGAATGTATCGCCTGGCAACATTTCGTCTACGTATACAGGTACTAGGTAGCCGGCATCGAAAGTAGTTTTATGTGTTGATTGACAGTCAAATGAACTCCGAGGGATATCAGCCTTCGGAATCATTGTAAATTGATGTACATCTACTGACTTATTACGATGCATGTTATCGAGCTCCTAATTGTTCCGACCCAAAGATAATACCTTTGAGTCGGTTTGTTTTAAATCATTCCTTCGGTATTTTTACTTGTTTACCTAAAGATAGCAGTTTTGGTTGATCATGTAAAGCAAATAACCCTGTATTGTCATCAAATTCGCCAAACTCATATAAATCAAAGTCATCAGGGTGATTATATAGCTGGTTTTCAGCATCAGCTCGATTAACTTCGTCGCTAAAGCTCCTAATTGCGACACCAACAGAGGGAACAAACATTGGTCGACCATACGCATCAGCTGCTCGGTCTTTTACTGAACATAGTACTAATTTCATGAGGAATTTCCTTAAGTGAGGTTACGTTTAAGTTTTTGAAGTTTTGCCTGAGTCACTTGTTCTTTTACAAGTAATCGCTCAGGGGTATTATCTTCATAGTTTAGTTTAGCAGACTTTTCTCGGAAGTAAAGTAATTCGTCAAACTCATACGGATTGTCAATTTTATAATTTTTGTCATAGTATTTTGGGGGTTTGACTTTTTTTCCACGAACTATCACATAGTCGTGTGGATACACATCGGAAGTGTATTTTTTATACCATTCGTAACCAATTCCAGGCTTAAGGCTCATTTTCGTAAACTCGGGTTTACGTGTAGTGATTTCCCCTGATTCAGGGTCAATTTCTGTGTAATGTTCGTTAGCGTTTTTCCCTGTAACCTTTTTCATAATGTATCTAGCCACGTAGGCTGCGGATTCGAAAGTAACATCTCCAACGGAGGAATAACCATATGGCCACAGTAATTCAAGGTCTTTGGATCGATATAAGACACTATTAGCGGTAGTCCGTTTCCATAATTTCTTATCATCGAAATCGAGTCCGAAGATACAGGCATGCCAGTGCGGACGCCCAAGGTTTTCACCATATTCTCCAGCCATGTAATAACGTATTCTTCGTCCAGGATACCGTTTTCGTAATCTTTTAATAAAGAGCTGAAAGTCTCTATAGTGTAGTGATCGATCGCTTGGGATATGGTCATCATTGTAGGTGAGGGTTATAAAGCAGTTTTGTGTATGCATTTGAGCTTCATGCATACATCTAATCGCCCACTGACGTGAGCGTTCTAGTCTGCAGCCAACACATTGGCCGCAGGGTAAGTTTAAGGAGCGTGATATATCGTGTCTTTTCAATTCTGAAAAGACTATCGTTCCATCAGTGCATTGATATGCACTTATTGGGTGATAACAAGGCATGTGAGGTGCCTGGATGCTTTTTTAGAGCCTCCAGCCTCCACGTTGTGGGGCTTTTTGCATGTTTGCAGCTTTAGTACGTTTAGCGTTCTTTCTAAAAGAACGTGCTGAACGACGTTTATTAACAGGTTTTCTATACATCATTTTTATAGCTCCTTTTATCGTACAGTTTAGTTTTGGTGTCACCTAGCACAGTTACATCAAGTAAGGTAACTGTGCTACGGCTTATTCAGCCGCCTTTTCAGGGGTTTTTTGAGCCACTTCTACGACTTCGGCAGTGGCTTTTTCGACCAGTCCGAGTTCCTCGGCTTCTGGTCGATTATCCGAATTTTCTAAAAATTCGATTAATTGGGCAGGATCGTTACCGAACCTAGCCCGAATTTGGGCTGGTAATGCCTCAAATTCATCTTGAGCCGCGAAAACGCGGTTCATTGCAGTATGGTAATCACCGATACCGGTGAAATCGCCATAACGTGGCGATAATGGACTCTCAGGCAATAAGCCTGTAATGTTAAATTTTTCCAAAATTGTGTTTATATCGCATTCTTCTTTGTAATGCTGCTGAGCCAGGGAGGCATCCTCACAATGCAACCCTGACTCATTTGACGCAGCATCTTTGTCATAGTTGTATGGTGTACGTAAAAAAACAGTGTTTTTTGACATTTTTATCTCCTATTTGAAGTTGGTCTACTATCTGGTTGGTATGGTCTAAAAGGATTTGACAATCCTTTAGTTATTAAATTACCAACTGACGATGCACCTATACCAACATCTCGTACTACAGGTGACAATCGTTCAGCGCCTTTAATATAAGCGCCTTTATTTCCTTCATATAATCTGCCAATTGCTTTTGACTCTGGCAATTCGGCAGTATGCTTGGCTGCCAAAGCAGAGCTTTGAGCTGCCATAGCATTATTTTGGTTGATCATAGATGTTACTTGATCAACATACCTTTGATGGCCAGGTAATTGCGCTGCTTTATTAGCGCTTTCAACAAGAGCTAAATTTTGATTTGCTCTATTTAAATCTTCCTGGCTATTTGTTGTTGATGCTTGTGCACTTTTTAAATTAATATCAGCCATCACATTTGCTGCTTGTGTTGCACTATTAGCTGCAGCGCCTAAAGCGCTTTGTGCAACTGCTGTCTGTCCAGCCGGTGTCGATGCACCGCCTTGTGAATAAGCTAGCATGGGGTTAAGACCCGCAGCTATCATGTCTGTTACAGCACGTTGATACGACGTACCAGACATACGTTCTTGAAATTCCATTTGCTCTCTCGCCATTGCAGCATTAGCTTGGTTCGCTTGTTGTTGTCCAAAAAACGAACCTAAACCTGCTGCTGCACCGCCTAGTAAAGAACCTAGGCCAGGCGCAGACGAGAAAGCGTTAGCTATTGCGCCTAACATTAGAAATGATCGATTAAGCCAGGTACGCTGTACATTGGCATTGGTCGTGCTTTTTTAACATCAAAAAAGCTATCAAAAATAAATTGTTGTCCGTTAGCTGCACTGCCCACCGCTACAACTCGACTCACTGGTGGTGTGTCTTGTATAAACGTTGAGTTCAACGTAGGTACTGCGGTAAATTTTTGGGCAAGATGCCAGGCATCAATAGTTCCAGCAGCAGTAGAACGGAACAAACTTGAAATGCGGCTAGGATAATATCGGTATTCTGCCCAGCGTTCTTGATAGCCAAATACATCATTATCCCCAGAGCCACCTGTAACATATATCTCCTTATTTAATACAGCTTGTTCGCCAAGTGTGGCAAAAGCTGGGAAATAAAAATCGTAACGTGTTGAACGACTCCACATACGCTGCAGTCCCTGCTGGTATGTAAGATCTGCTCGTACTGATACCATGCCGATAATTACGCCATGTTCAGTACTTGAGTAAGTAAAGCCATGATTATGAGCCAAGGCAGTACCCATAGCAGCAAGTGTGCCCATAGGGGTAGTAGTTCCACTAGCATTAGTACCCGACGTCTGAGCGATCGGATTAATATTAATATTGGTTGATCCACCCCCGATGTACTCGGGACGCTGTAAGCGAGCATCAGGAGAAATAACACCAAAATGTGAGCGTATAATTTCAGTA